CTGGCGAGCGCCTGCGCGTCGGCGTCCTCGACGTCCGTGGTGGTGTCGTCGGCCATGGTCACGCGGTGAACTTGACGGGCTTGATGAGGCCGGGCTTGGGGGCCCAGATGGCGGCGTAGCCGTAGACGGCGAACGTCTTCGTCAGGTTGACGATGTTGGAGTCCTGGAGGCGCAGGGGCGCGCCGGCGGATTCCTTGGCGCGGATGGCTTCCTGGGCGTAGCCGGCGGCGTGCTGGCCGGTCCACTTGGGGACGCGGATCACGGGGATCTCGGCGTAGTCGGCTGCGCCGGTCTGGAGGCGGATCGTGCCCTGATGGTCGGTGGGGGCGCTGGTGAACTGGAGGGCCTTGGGGGAGCGGTCGAGGTGGGCCAGCGCCTTGAACACGTCGGTGGAGACGGCCAGGCCGTCCATGGTCCAGGGCGTGTCGTCGTAGGCGTCGAGGAGGGCGAGCAGGACGTCGGTCCAGTCGTTGACGGTGGCGTCGGCCAGGCTGGGGATCGTCTGGACAGGCGTGGCTTCGTTGGTGGTGACCGTGGTCTCGAACAGGGTGCGGGTGACCTGCTCGATCTGGAGGGCGTACTTCAGGGCCTGGTCGTACAGGAGATCGTCGAGGAGGCTGATCGTAGCGCGCTCGATGGCCTGCACGCTCATCTCACCGACGCCGCCGTAGGTCTTGACGTCGGTGGACTTGACTTCGTACTTGGCGGGCTTGCCGGAGGTGAGATCGTCGCCCTCACGGGTCTGCTCGGTGACGACGACGGTGGTGTCTCCGGCGTGCTGGGCGTACTCGATGGTCATGCCCTCGGCGGGCAGGTCCATCGTGTGGGTGAACATGCCCAAGACCGTCTGCTTGGCGCTCATGCGCTTCTCGATGTTGCCGAGCCACTGGGGGCGGGAGATGGTCTCACCGATCACGGCGCCCTCGAAGGCGCGGCGCGCCATGTCAGCGGCACCATCGCGGGGCAGGGCTCCGGCGAGAGCCTTGGCGTACTCACCGATCGAGCGGAACTCGAACGGGATCGCCTCGGAGGCGGGGGCGACGTTGATCATGCTGCGGGTGAGCTTGACCTCGCGGTCGAGGTCCTGGACTGCCTGCGTCACCTCGTCGAGGTCGGCGCGGGTCAGGGCGTCAGTGGTGGGCATGGGGGTCTCCTTCGTGGGGGTGATGGGGGTCGAGCGGATGGACTCAATCTGGGCGTCGTCGTAGGCGGGGAACTCGACGACGCTGTATTCGACGGCCTTGACCTTGGTGTGGCGGATGTGGGTGCGCCCGTCCTCGTCGCGGGTGGTCTCCCAGGTGATGGGGTAGAAGCCGATGCTCATGCGGGTCAGGACGCCGTCGGTGACGAGGGTGACCACCTCGTCGCCCCGCGCGGTGGCGGACACGGTGCCGGTGATCTGGCGGCCCTCGTCGGTGTCGTTGGCGTTGGTGATCCGACCGATGGGCTCGCGGTGCCCGTAGCGCAGGATCGCGCCGTCGTCCTCGACGGAACCGGGGGCGAATGACTCATACCAGTCGTCCCAGATGAGGGTCTCGCGGTCGTAGGGCACGCCGATCGCGGTGATGGTGCGCCCCGACGCCTGAGCGCGGGACGTGAAGTCCCTGGATTCCAGGGTCGATGTGGACAGTTCACGCATGGGCGTTGTCCTTCGCTGGCTCGATGGTGGCGGTGGGAGCGGCCGTGTCGGGAATGGACTCGATCTGGCGGGCGTAGGCCGCGTCATACAGGCCGATCTCGATGGCGGTCTTGTGGGCCTGGTAGCGGGTGGTGGTGTCGGAGCGCAGGAGGGCCTCCAGGTTGAAGCGGACGGTCTGACCGCGGGGCGTGAGGTCGGTGAGGGCTTCCTCGATCTTGCGGAGGTATCCGGTCAGGGTGAAGCGGGTGAACGCGAGCCATTCCTGCTCGACGTTGGAGTAGGTCTGGGCGTTGCCCTCGACGGCGGCGAGCATGAGGGCGGCGGGGATGCCGAACAGGCGGGCGATCTGGGTCGTGTTGAACTGCTGAGCCTCGATCCACTGAGCGTCCTTGGGGGAGATGAGGATCGGCTCGTACTTCATGCCCTTGCCGAGGGCTCGGATACGGCTGGGATTCTGGGCCATGTCGAGGGGCTGGCCGTCGGCGTCGAGGTAGTTCCAGGCGTTGCGCATGGTCTTGAGGACATCGGCCGAGGCGTCTTGGTCGGTGGAGATGATGCCGGCGGGCTGGCCGGTATCCCCGAAGTAGCCGGACGCGTAGTCGCGGATGTCTCGCACGCCGGCGAGCTCGGTTTGTGCGGCCTGGATCGGGCCGAGGCCGAGGGCATGGCCGGGGAGTCTCATCACGGCACCGTGGTGGATGTCGTCGGTCGAGTAGGCCTTGCCGCGGTAGTGGATGGTCTCGATGCCGGTGGCCTGGTCGATGGTGGGCCAGCACTCCCACGGGTTCAGTGGGGTGAGGTTGATGACCTCCCCGGCCTGACGGTCGCGGCGCAGGTAGAAGTTTCCGCACGCCGCCAGGGAGAGGGTCAGGTACTCGATGAAGTCACTGCGTGTGGTTCGCACGTCGGGGCGTCGGATGAGGCTGGGCACGTCCGCGCCCTCCAGGCGGGTGCCGGCCCGCTCGACGGTGAGCGGGAGCTGAGCGGAGGCGGTGGCGAGGATCGACATCGCGCGGTAGACGCTGATCATCGAAACGGCGCCGTCGACGGTGATGGTGTGGGGACCGGTGTCGGTGCGGGTGGGCAGGGTGGCCGCCGACGCCTGTGGGGTGGAGTCGGCGGCCCGGGTGGTGATCCCGGCGAGGCGGAGGAGGTCGCGTGCCTGCATGCCCGCAAGGCTGGCCCCGCATGCGCGCAGAGCCGGAACTCGCCTGCGTGTCGGTGACGCGACGTGACGCTACGTGACGATCAGCGCCCCATGCTGGGCGACCGGGTGCGCGGAGGCGAACAGGCCCACGCTCAAGGCGATGAGGGAGGGCACGGGCTGGAGGCTGCGGTCACGGTCGATGACCTCGACGCCGTTGTTGATGCGGGTCTGAGCGCTGGCCATCGCCAGGCGCAGGGGCTTTGACCCGTCATGGATCAGCGTCGCGTCGTCGCGCGCGGCCGCGAGCAGCGTTTGATCCGCGAGGCGACGCTCCCCGAACGTGAGGGTCCGCACGGGCAGGGTGTCCCCGATGTCATCGAGGAGACGCCGCACGGGGCCGCCGTCGTCGGCGGCGAACGCTCGCACGCCGCGCGCGTGGAGCATGCGCAGGTAGGGGATGACCCACAGTGTGCCGGGGGCCTGGTGGAGGACATGCCCGGTGGGCGCACCCGTGGCGGGGTCGTGCCAGCAGGCCACCACGGCGGCGCACGCGTTGCCGGGGGCGACCTCGAAGGCGACGCTCACCTCGGACAGGGCGGGCGCGTCGTGTGGGCGGGCCAGATCGTCCCAGTCCTCCAGGGGCATCAGGGAGTCCTGCACCTCGGTGATGCGGTTCATGTAGGCGCGCAGCCACTCCCCGGCCGGCAGGTCCATGTCGTCGCGTAGGGCGTCCTCGGTGATCGTGTTCCCCAGCGCCGGGTGAAACGTCCACCACGTGGCGGGCGCGTAGGGGTCCAGGCCGTCCGGCATGGAGAACTCGATGTAGCACAGGCCCGGCCGGGTGCCGGCGCGGCCCTGCTCGACCATGGTGTTCATGAAGCCGGACGCCATGGTGCCCATGGTGGACGTGTACCAGCGCTGCGCCTCTCCGTGGAGGGTGATCTGCGAGGGGCGGATGCCGCCCATGATCGAGTCGCCCAGTTCCTTGGTGAAGACCCAGATTTCATCGAGGTCGAAGTACGCGGAGGTCTCGCCGTGGGCGGCTTCTTCGTTCGGCGTGAACTGGGCGAGGTCGGTGCCGTTGGCGAGGAGCTTCATTCCGGCGTCGCCCTTGCCTCGGCGCATCTTGAACAGGGGGCCGAGCTGGGAGGCGTCCACGATTTCGACCATGTCGAGCATGCGCTTGCTCGCGTGCTTTTGAGTCTGGGCCGTGGAGAACAGGTGAGCGCCTGGAGCCATGGTGATCATCCGGTAAACGCGCAGGGGACGCAAGAGCGTGGTCTTTCCGGACTGTCGGGGAACAGTGATCAGCACGTCCGTGTAGTGATAGACCTTGCGGCCGAACGAATCGCGACGGAATTCCGTCCCGACCGCCCATACGAACCGTTGCCACGGCATCGGCTCGAATCCCATGGCCCGCGAGACCCGGGTAATGGACGGTTCCTCCGTGAAGTAAGTGTAGTCCCGCCTCGGCGCATACCGGGGAGTCGGGAAATGCGTGAACGCGGGGCGCAGGAGGTCACTCATTGTCGCGGACCGGTGGGGCGTCGTAGGGGCCGGGCTCGGTGGTGTCGCGGGCGAACAGGGCTTCCAGGCGGTCGATGGCGCTCGTCTCGCTGGTCTTGGGCTTGGGGAGCCGCTGGGAGACCTCGTTGAGGGCGCGAATGAGGTTCGACTTGCCCGACGCCGCGTCGCGGGGGCTCATGTTGTCCACGGCTCGGGCGGCCTTGATGACGAGGATGCGTAGGCCCGCGTCCTCCGGGCCCATCACTCCCGAATCGGTCAGCATCTGCATCTGATTGATGAATGCCTGTTCCGTTTCTCCGACATTCCCGGATTCTTCGGGGAATACGTTGAAAAACGGGGTCGTTTCGGGGCTCATTCTTGGGTCTCCTTTCCGGGGTCTTGGGGCCGTTTTTTCTGGAGTGGTTGGGGAGGGAATTCCACGCTGGCGCGGGGTGGAACGCGATTCTGAAATGACAGAAAAACAGCATTGACAATCACGTGCCCGCCTCGGTGAAGAATGCAAGCCCGTCGTGAATGATCCCGGCCGGACCGTCCGTCGTCTTCGCCTTCAGCGAGTAGTTGCATGAGCGGTGCGCCGGCCGACACGCCTGGATGCTCGTCGTCCCGCCCTTCGACCTCGGCGTGAGGTGCTGGCACGACTCGGTGCCCGGACGGATCGGCAGGCCACAGATGCAGCACACCGCGCCGTAGACGCGGATCAGCTCCAGCGTGAACGCCCTGCGCTGCGCGCCACTCATCGCTTCCCAGTCGTCGGCCACCTCACACCACCACCTGAGCAGGCTGGCGGGTCCTCGTGCGCTGCGTCTGCTCGATCCAACGCGCCACCTGCGCGGGCACATACCGCACCTGCCGGCCGACCTTCACATACGGCGGACCACCACCACGGCGACGCAACTGCGACAGTTGGCCCGTACTCACCTGGAGGAACGTCGCGCACTCCTCAGGCGTCCATGCCTGCCCCCCGCTCACCTCAGTCGCTCCTCGACGCAGGTGCGCAGGTCCTCGATGTCGGCGCGGATGTTGTGCAGGTGGGCGGCGATGTGTAGTTGGTCCAGGCTCATCGAGTAGCCGGACGGGTGGTGGTGGTCCTCGACCAGGTCCAGCATGTCGCTCGTCGTGTCCATGAGTGAGCGCGTGAGGTCGACGAGCTGGTCCCTCGTCTTGCGTCTGGTCTCAGCCACGGGCCAGCTCCTTTGCGGTCTCGTCGTGCAGGGCGGCGCGCGCGCGTGCTGGTCCGGTGAGGTCGGGGTAGGTGTCGTCCATGTACTGGTCGAAGGCGGAGACGCTCAGGGCGTCGGGTTGTGGTTCGGGGCGCGGGGTGCGGTGCGATCTCGGGTAGGTGATCGTCTTTGGGGGCTCGTCGGCTTTCATGGCTTCTCTGGCTTGGAACCGGCACCGGTGGCAGCCCATGGGGTTGCCGACGCCGTGGACGCACCTGACGGGCAGATAGCGCGGGTCGGGGTCTTGTGATCGTCTGGGCATGGTGTTCTTTCCTTTCGGAGGGTTCTCGATCGTGGTGTGCAGTGGTGTGGGGGCGGTCGCGGCGCGCCCCCCACTTCTCACGGAGTGAGTGGGGCTATCGACTGTCGGCAGATGGTCCGACCTGCGGTGACGCGGCACCAGCGTGGCGAGGCGGACATGTTCGAGGCGCTTGGCGAACTCGTCGCGCCTGCGACGCTCGTTCTCGTCGTGGACCGGCTTGGCGGCGTTGCGCATCTGACGCAGGACCGTCTTGACGATGCGGATGCGTGAGGGCGTCGGCTTGCCCTCGACGATGCCGCCGCGCTCCCACACGATGACGCCCAGCTCTTCCAGGCAGTGCAGGGCCTCCCGGCCGCGCGTTTCGCTGTAGGACGCTTGCTCGATGATCTGCGACGCGCTCATGGTCAGCACGCCCCGGCGGTCCATGTGAGCACTGCGGGCCAGCTTCGCCAGCACGATGAGGAAGCACCGCACCGACCGCAGCGACGCTCCGGCCAGCGGGCCCCACCCACTCGACGCCAGCCCATCAACAATGTCCTGCACACTCTGCGACCGCGCGCGAGGTGGGCGAGTCCCCGCGCTCATCGCTCGTACCTCCGGTAGGAGCCGGTGACGTTGCGCATGCGGGACCCGCGAGACGGCCCGTGGACGGGGCAGTAGATGCGGGTCTCCCTGCCCTGCCAGAAGGTCCATCCCTGGGCGGCCAGGCGTTCCCGTAGGTCGTGATCGGCGGTCGCCGCAAGGTAGCCCGGATAGAAGTCCGCCCCCTCCAGGGCCGGGCATCCGCGATGGTCACACCCGATGCGGATGTATCCCGCGTGGACGGTCGTGTGGGCGCTCATCGGTGGGTCTCCAGTCCTGAGACGACGAGCATGACGACGCCGCTGACAATCCAGGCGACGGGAGCCGCCCACGCCGGCCACTGCAAGAGCGCTCCGGGAACCAGCGCCGGGACGCCCACGCCGGCCGCCACGATGAGGTTGCAGAGAGCAACAAAGCTCGTCCAGGTCTCCCCGACAATCGTCACGTCCTCGGGGCGCGGGGTCGGTGCCGGTCGGACCGGCTGGCCGGGCGGGATCGGGCGATCGCTCATGACAGTCCCCTCTCATGGATCACTCGGGCGCGCAGGACCAGCCCATAGACGATGCCCGCCGAGACGAGCCAGCCCCAGCCGGTCCACGACATGCGCAGGACATCGATCGGCGTCGCCAGGCACACGACGAGGGCGACGAGCATGTTGACAAGGGCGAGGAGGACCAGCCAGTCCACACGGACTCGACGGCGATGCTGCGGGGCGCTCATCGCACTCCCCCGTTCGCCAGGTGCTGGAATGCCGCCTGCGACAGCTCACCGGATGCGACACTGCTGACATGGGTCTTTTCGATGCGTTCAAGCGCCACAGTGCACCTCTTCCTCTTGACGTCCCGAAGGGCGTCCCATTTATCTCCAGTCCGCACACGCCCTGGACTCCGGAGGGCGTTGAAGAACGTCAGGCGGAGGTGAAGGCCGCGCTCCAGTCGCGCGGCAAGGTTCCCGGCCAGGATGCCGAGGTGCGGATCGGCCCGACGCTGCATGTGTCCGACGTGCGTGGCGCTCCGGTCGAAGTGCGAATGTGCGGCTATCTGGTCGGCACGGTCCCGAAGGGCTGGCGCGCCGATATTCGCCGGGCAGTCAAGAACGAAGGCGCGAACGTCGCAATCACGACAGGCAAGATCATCGCCCAACCGCACGGCCGGTTCACTGTCGAGGTCTGGCCGTTCACCTGACATCACCGATCGTCCTCGTCTGCGAGAAGGTCAGCGGGGGATGCGGGAATGACGCCGAGGCGGGCCAGCTCATCAAGGTCGTCGAGGGTCCATCGGGTCTGTCCGTGCACTCGGCTGTTCATCGTGCGCGGGTGCATGTCCATTCGGCGGGCCAACTCGGACACGGAGACGTGCTCACGGGCCATGTATCGGCGGACCGCGCGGTCGGTGGCCACTAGGGATGTCGTCATGGTGGCCATGTTGGCCACTCACTGGCCAAATTGCAAGAGTGTTGTTCGATCGGGCGTGTCGTAAAGCCTTCCAGGTTGGCCGATTATCGGCTAGTCTGGCCTCATGAGCACACAGATTCTGGCCCCGGCGGTCGATTCGCTGGCGGCGGTAGTAGCAGATAACGTCCGCGCGGAGGCGGGACGTCGACGCGTTTCTCGGTCCGAGCTGGCGCGCCGGATCGGTATGTCGGGCGCGATCGCGGGCAACCGGTGGCGCGGTGAAACTGAGTGGCGACTGTCGGAGCTGCCGGCGGTGGCGGACGCTCTGGGGGTGTCGGTGTTTGCCCTGATGACGCCGCCCGGCGCGGCTGGGTGGGCCCAGAGGGGCTCGAACCCTCAACCCGCGGATTAAAAGTCCGCTGCTCTACCATTGAGCTATAGGCCCGCAGCCATTGTAATGGCAACGCGGGACCGGGAACCGCCGTGACCGCGCGGCTGGGGGACCACACTCGCAGCCGTCCGGTCGCCCGAGGGAAGGACGACGCCATGTCCGACGCGCAGCACCGCACGCCCCGCAGACCCGCCACGCTGAGCGCGGACCGGGCCGAGTACAT